GTCTAGGCTCGGGTCCCAGCGGATCGGCTCTTCGGGGCTGTCCAGGGCTTCAGATCGTCCGTCGTACCAGGGTATCGAATCCGCTCCATCTTGGGAAGCTCCACATTGCATCGTGCCGCAACCTCCTCGGTGTTCAGGATCGCCGCTTCAGCGTCCCGCTTGCTCAGCCCTGTCCCGCGCAGGTCGTTGTAGATCTCCTTGTCCGACTCGGGGTAGGTCAGAAGGATGTCGTACTCCCACTCCGCTTCGGCCGCAGCCACGGTGCCCGTGTTACGACCAGCCGCGTGCAGGATCTTCTGCATCTCGTTCTGCTCAGGTCGTGGGTAGTGGACGTCGCTGGTCGCCAGGAGCGGGATCTTGTACTCCTTGGACCAGATGGCGTACTGCTGATTCAGCAGACAGCTGCGCTCCAGGCGTGGGAAGCGTTGAACCTCCAAGTAGAACCGGTCGCCCAGGATGCGCTTGTACGCCTTGAGCACCTTCACGGCCATCTCGTAGTCGGGCTCGAGACCCTTGCCGCCCAGTAGCTGCGAGGCAAGGTGGCCGTCCGCACAACCAGAAGTGCAGATGATGCCCTCGTTGTTGTCCTTGATGTTGGGGATGGTGACCGTGGGCCAACGGTAGAAGTCGTCAGCCCACGACCGCGTCACCATCTTCATCATGTTCTGATAGCCGTGGAGATCCATGGCCAGCATGGTCATGTGCCACTTGCGCTGGTTCGCCTTCTCGCGCATGTCCGGCATCGCGGTGTACGCCTCCAGCCCGAAGATCGGCTTGATGCCGTGCTTCAGCGCCGCCTGCTCCAGCTTGACATGACTGGAGACGTTGCCGTGCTCGGTCAGAGCGAGCGCGTTCATCCCGAGCTCGGCGACTCGCTCAACGTGCTGCTCTGGAAGACCGTAGCCGTCCATGTACGAGAACGTGCTGTGCGAGTGCAGTGACACATAGCGCATACTACAAGCTCCTCACCATGTCTTGGATCTCCTCCAGCTGGTCGTACGGCTTCTCGAGAACCTTGCGTCGCCAGATCAATTGGTCCAACTTGTCCAGGATCTCGATCTTGGTGTCTTCGGCTCCCGCCTCGGCAACCTCGACCAAGCGAGCTTCCAGAGGTTGCGGGAGGTTGAAGACCTCCTTCAGATATTCCGGATCTGCAGCCATGACTCAGCCCTGCGGCCTGTCGGGGATCGGACGGCGAGACGCTCCGCAGGAGCAGATGATCACGCCGCCTCGTGTCTTGTCCGGCTTCCACACGTGCTCATGTTGGATGACCGGTTCGTCCTTGTCGAGGATGTCGTCGGTGTCCCACATCGCCGCCTCGTGATCTTCCTCGCGCTGTTCACGCCAGGCGTCACGCCCGAGAGCGCGCTCGGCGGTCTCGCGCAGCTTGGCGATCTGGCGGTCCTGCTCAGCCTGATCCTCGTCCTGCTGCCGGATCCGCTCACGCAGTTCCTCGTCCAGGGCTCCCAGGATCGCGCCGTACACCTGGAGGTCGTCGAGCGAGTCCTTGTGCGGCTCATCCCAGTTGTTGGTGTACCGGGTGAGCTTGACGATGACCAGCTCAAAGATGTGCCAGCGGTCGTAGTCCACTGCGTCGTACAGACGTGGGGCTCCATCGGGGAAGAGCGCTTGCATCACCCGGCCGACGACCTTGTAGTTATCCTTGTAGATCGCAGCGCGTTCGGCGTAGATGTCACGCTTCTCGTTGAACGACTCGATAACCCGCTTCTGATGCGGCGAGTAGTTGGGACTACCCTTGCCGAGAATCGGTCTGTCAGTCTCGACGTCCAAGTCTCTGACGACGTCCACGCTGTTCCCGTTCATCGAGATGGTCTTGAAGTCGAAGCCGTGTTTGCGACCGACCTCTCGGATCTGCTCCCACCACTCCAGGTCATCCCACGCAGGGCAACCGATTCCGCAGTTCTGCGCGAACTCGTGGTTGTGCCGGACTGGGGTTGGATCAGCCATGGATCTGCTCCTTCTCGATCCGCTCGATCACCTTGGTGTAGACGCCGAGCGTGTTCAGGGTGTCGTAGATGGTGTACTGGTAGCGCCGACCGCTCTCCAGCAGGAACGGGTTCGTGTGCGAGTGGGTCTTCACACGCTGGATGATCGGCGCGTCGAAGGTCGGAACCTCCCGGATGCCCTCGCGCACTGAGAAGCTGTCTGCGTGGATACCGTAGTGGCAGATGCGCCCGCCATTGAGGTTGCTCGCGTAGTTCGGACCCTCCAGGTACTGCAGGATCTCGACCTCGATGCCCATGTCGTAGTTGAACAGGAGGCGCGCCTTGTTGACACCGGGGACGCCGCGCACCTCACCAGAGGCAACGCAGACATCTTCGGTCCACTCAGCGTCCAGCAGTCCCAGCTGCGCCTTGATGCCGCGAGTGTCCGCCTCGCTATGCGAGATGAACGCGAGCTGGTCGATCTTTCCGTTGAACTGCATGTTACTTGCCTCCATTGATTGTCAGGATGGAACCGTTGAGAGCCTGCGGTCCAGTCAGGGCGAACAGGATAGTCTCTGCGACCTCCCGCTTGGTCACGCGACGGCCGATGGGCGGATTGCCCTCGTACTCGCGAGCTTGTTCTGGAGTCCAGTTGCGGAACTCGGGGATGTCCTTGGCGAGCTGTTCGGTCATGGCGGTGCCCTCCACCACGCCGGGGCTGATACCCACGACTGTCCACAGCGGAGCGAGCTCTCGAGCCATGCATCGCACTGCCATCTCCGCCCCGGCCTTACTCACGCAGTAGGAGATGCTCCCGCGCATGGGCGTATTGGCCGCGTCCGAGCAAACGACGGCGTAGCGCACGGGATGCTCAGGGAAGGCTTCTACGTGGGCAGACGCCAACAGGATGGCTCCGGCTAGGTTGATGTCGAGTACCTTGTCGATGTCGCGCCAAGTGAGATCCTTGATCCACTTCAGCTGCGAGACACCGGCCGAGTAGACGATCTCGTCGAAGGGGCCGAAATTCTCGACATAGAGCGTAATCGACTTCTGATCGCGAACGTCAAGCTGTTCGATGGACGGGCAGTGAATCTCATCTCGAGGATCCTGCATCTGTCCAGACGCGTAGTACAGAACGTCCTCGACCTCGTCACCGATGCCGCTCGTACCCGTTCCGACGATAAGCGCTTTCACGATTCCTCCATCTTGTACATCTCGCCGCCTATGACCTCCAGCGGGAGCGAATCGCCGGTCACTGCGCGGGCGGTGCTCGCCGCATCGATCCGGCGCGAGTAACCTTGCTGTCCGTCAGTGGCCATGATGCGACCATTGACGGTGCTGCGCACACGCCAGGACCACTTGCCGTCCTTGCGACGATAGATCTCGATCTTCATGACTCGAACCTTCTCTCGATCATTTTGTGCGTGTTGATCCAACCCTCGATGATGGCGAGCATCTCGGACGTGTTCGAGGCGACTTGGACCTCGCGACGGGACTTGCGGAAGACCTCGTTGTGCCCTCCGGCGCGCAGTGCTGCGCGGATGCCGAGGGACTGTGCCGCGACGACGTTCTCGGGCAGATCGTCGACAACGCCGACGATCCGATCGATGCCGACGATGTCGCGCAGATCGAGGTACTTGTCCTCGCCATAGATGACGCCGTCCACGCGACCTAGATGATGCTGCAGCCAGAACCGCGTGTCCGGGTCGATGTTGTCGAGTCGGAGCCACGGACGCGTGGTGGTGATCCACACCTGCACGCCGTGCTGCTCGCGAATGGTGCGGACCATGTGACCAACACCAGGGAACGCGGGTAGGCAGCGCTTCATGGCACCCTGTCGATACGCGAGCTTGATCTGGCGATAGGTCTCCTTGTCCATGCCGAGTGCTTCGGAGAACTCTGCGTGGTCGGAGTAGTCCCAGTTGATGGTCAGCGGGCGCTGGAGATACAGCTCAGCGAACCACTTGAAGTGTCCGTAGTAGTCGGCAAGGGTTCCGTCGATGTCCAGTCCCACGACCGGGGCGAGCGGGTGCAAGCGCATCAGACCGTCACCCAGCCCTGTTCGATGGCGAGAATCTCGCGCTGGGTGTCGTAGAACGACTCGTGCGAAAGCACACCCTTCTGCCACTGACCGTACCGACCCATTCGCACCACGTCTGGGAAGCAGGTGCAAGTGTGGCGCAGAGGCTTCTCGACCTCGAACACCTTGAAGTTGTCGGTCTCGCGCGGCCGATAGGTGTGCGGGTACTCGGTGTTCTCCCAGCCATGGATGCGGCTCTGGCGGTACCACCAGTCCTGCGAGTCTCCGGAGCAGACGACCAGGTTGTCGACAAGCTCCTGCTCCGAGTCGAATTCGAACTCGCCGAGCGACTTGATCGTGTCGGTGACCCAGACGCGCTGACTGAAGAATCTGTGCGACGAGTCCTTGCACAGTACCTTGTTCGGGATGGTCGAGATGACCAGGGAGTAGCGCTTCACCAGGTGATTGATGAAGTCTGGGGTTGCCTCCAGGAGGTCCAGATCAACGATCTTCGACGAGTACATCT